TACTGTCTCTGGTTAGCTATGTTCCATGATAACAAGAAGATAAACATTATCTCCATCAAAGACACCGTTGCTAAAAAGGTACTACGCAAGATTAAGTACATGTACAAGAATCTCCCGTGGTATATGCAAACGCCGATCATTAACGGTCGTCCTGGAGAGTATGGCTCAGCCAGTACAATGGAGTTTTCCAATGGTTCATTCATTGAGTCAATTCCTACATCCCCAGAGGCTGGACGTTCAGAAGCATTAACACTACTAGTGATTGATGAGGCTGCCATGGTTCGTTGGGCCGGACAAATTTGGGCTGCCGCACTTCCTACCCTGTCTACAGGTGGTTCTGCTATCGTGAACTCCACGCCTTTGGGAATGGGTAATTTCTACCACTCTACTTGGGTAGATGCCATGGCACATGCCAATGAGTTTAATCCTCTTCGTTTGTATTGGAGAATGCACCCGGAACGAGATGATCGCTGGTATCAGACGATGTCTAAGAACCTTGGTGCACGACGAACAGCACAGGAGATAGATGGAGACTTCCTCGGTTCAGGTAACACCGTATTCGATTTGACCGATATTAAGGCCATCGAGGATTGCCTAACGGATTACCCAGCCATTGTAAAACGAATGAATGGTCAGTACCGCCAATTCACTAAGCCGGCTAAAGGAGTGGAATACTTCATCGGAGCCGACGTTGCCACAGGCCGTTCAACTGACTATTCTTCGTTTACATGTATGGACAAGGCAGGAGAAGAACAATGCGTCTATAAGGGACGAATTCCGGTGGATAAGTATGCCACTCTCTTGGGAGATACTGGCAGACTTTATAACTGGGCACTACTTGCTCCTGAGTCCAACGATGTGGGATTGGCAGTTACATCTAAGTTACAGACTGAGGGATACCCTCGGCTGTATTACTACCAGAAGATGCTGAAAAAGAAAGGTAAGCGAAAACCGGAGGTAGATGCTTCTCCAGGTTGGCTTACAACTACAAAAAATAGAACTACCATAATTGAGGGACTTGAGGAAGATGTTCGAGAAGAGAACATAATAATCAAGGACCCATTTTTTGTACAAGAAGCATACACCTTTATATATGACTCTTTAGGAAGACCAGTTGCTATGGGTAAGCATCGATTAAATACCCAAGCTGCAGATGAAGGTGACGATGACTTGGTATACGCAGATGATGATATTTTTGGTAAAGCCATCTGTAATCATATTCGCAAGAGTAAAACAAACATAGTAGTACAACCCAAATGAAGAACCCCTTTGCATTTTGGAGAAAGAAACCTAAGGTTGAATCTCCTCCTCCTATGGAATATAAGGAGGGAATTAAAACAAAGGTATCTTCTATATCTCCTGGTCGTGTATCAGTGCCAGAGGATTCAACAGATTTTACCTCTACTCTTCATGGTCTTACCCAAATGGTAACTCCATCTTTTAGAGTAGAGGTAATTCAGTTGATTCGCAGGTTATATAAGGTTAACCCAGATATGGCAATCGCCATTCAGGAAACCTTTAAACTTGCAAACACTGGTCACATGGTTACGTTCCCAAACAACACCGATCAGGAAGCAGAAAAGATGAGAAACCACCTCAAAGAAGCTACTAAGAAGTGGTCTGCTTACTCTGCAGGTATAGATGGCCTTGTAAATAAAATGATTGTCCAACTTATGGTTGGAGGAGCTATTTCCGTAGAAGGAGTTCCTAACAATGATCTGGATGGTCTGGCAACAATTCTCTTCCTTAAGCCTGATAATATCAAGTTCAAGAGAGAGAATAACGGTGTTTACCAACCTTATCAGCGTAATGAGAACTTTATGGTCAAGAACCTTGATTATATCAAGCTAAACACAGAAACCTATGTTTATGCTGGTATGTACAATGATACTGATGAACCATATGGAATACCACCATTTATGTCATCACTTGACTCGATTAAAGGTCAACATGACATGATGACAAACTTCAAGCATATTATGGAGCAGATGGGATTCCTCGGATTCTTATCAGCTAAGGTTGCTAAACCAGATCCATACCCAGATGAAAATAATGCTAGGTATGAGGCTAGACTTAATCGCACCCTTCTTCAGACTAAGCAGAATCTGAAGGATGGTATGAAAGATGGTTTGGTAGTAGGTTATATGGATGATCATGAGTTTGACATGACTTCTACTACTAAAGACCTTGGTAGTGCTGATAAACTTTGGAACCTTAATCAGCAAAGAGTTGCTAATGGTTTAGGTATTAACGGTAATATCATTGGCGTTAGTGGAGCTAATACCGAAGGTGGTATGGGTATTATTCTTTCTAAGATGATATCCCAGCTCCGTAATATACAGATGATAGTTTCATATGTATTGGAGTTCCTTTATAACCTTGAGCTTCGCTTAGCTGGCTTTAATAATAAGGGAATAAAGATCACATGGGCTACTTCAACTATTGCTGATGATGTCAAAGTACAGCAAGCATTGCAGTATAAGATAGCTAATTTAAACGCTTTATATCGAGATGGTATTATAGGTCAGGCCCAATATGCTTGGGAAATGGGTTATGATTCCCCGGATCAAAATGAACCTAGAGTGGATCCAGAGGATCAAGCTGGTGTAAAGAAAGAGAATTATGACCCAGATGACCCTTCTAAGAAAAAGAGAGATCAGGATAACGAAAATAAATCGGCTCGTAGGTCTAGAGATAAATCTAAATCTACTCCAAAAAGAGGTGATCAAAAATCAAATCCAAGATAAATGCCACCAGTAATTTTACACAAAAATCCTGAACAATATGATTCAATGGTAATTGGTCAGGGTCATTCAATCTTGGTTGGTAATTTGCCAGAACCAGTAGATGCTCAGGAATTTACTGAGAAATTCTATGAGTGGCATAAACCAACTCAGGAGTCAATTCAACAGCTAGGGTTATTTGGAGGTAATATTAATTATCGTACATATTACCCTGAGCTCAAAGAGGAAGATTTAAAACCTAAGGAAGAAGAATTTATTGAACCAGTTTTTAGACTCTTGTCGGCAACCATAGTAAGTAAAAATTGGATGCCTACTGACTTTGGTCAGGGAGACGTTTTAAAGCGGTCCATTAAATTAATGCTTGGGCAAACAGTCAATTGTGATCACGAAACAGATATTGGTAATGCCATTGGTGCCGTATCTAAAGTTATGTGGCAGGATGCCTATAAAGATGGTAATATATATGTACCTGCTGGTATGAATGGAGTACTTAAGATAGATGGTAAGGCAAATCCCCGTATTGCTAGAGGTATATTGATGGAACCGCCATCTATTCATAGTAACTCTGTAACAGTACAGTTTGCTTGGGATAAATCTCACCCAGAAATGGATGATAAGGAGTTCTGGGATAAGATTGGTACTTATGATTCTAAAGGTAATATGGTACGAAGAATAGTTACCAATGTTGTACGCTATCTTGAAACTTCTTTGGTATCACATGGTGCAGATTCTTATGCTCAGAAGATTGGAGCTGATGGTAAGATAATTAATCCAGGTTTTGCCAACAGAACTTGGAATAGTTATTCTGAATATCAGAAAGATTCACCAAAAGTGTATGCTTTCCAAGATTCTAAGGAGTTGGGTAAACAAGATGAAAACCTTGACGATACTCTACATTTAGATAATAAGGATCCGAAAAATAGTGAACCAAAAAATAATTCGAAAATGAATCAGGAATTAAAAGAATTTCTCGAAAAGCTTTTTGGTGAGAACATGCTTCAGCTTGGTGAAGGTCAGGAAGCTAGTGTAGAACTTGCTCTCCAGTTGGTAGGTACTGCTATTAAAGACCTGACTTCTCTCAAGGAACAGATCACCACTAAGGACACAGAGATTACGTCACTGAAAGCAAGTGTTGCTAGTAAGGACACCGAGATTGCCAACCTGAATGAGATGGCTACTGTAGGTAAGAATCACATTGCTTCTCTTCGTGAAAGTACTGTTGCTACCTATAAAAAGCTTGCAGGTGAGCATGTAGATGAAACCATCGTTACGATGATTAATGCCGAGACCACTGGTCTTCAGACTCTTCTGTCATTGAAGAAAGATTATGAGGCTCGTTTAGACGAGAAGTTCCCACTTCATTGTGCTAAATGTGGTTCTCATGATATCAATCGTGCATCTTCTCAGGAGGAGAAACATGATGATACTACTCTGAATAAAGAGCAGCCAGGTGATACTCAGGCAGCTCTTAA